CTGAGTATGAGCCGTTCCGCCTGTACCCCGAGCAGGAGGATTTCTTCCTCCGGTTCTACGAGCTCGACCCGCGAACCTGCCGTCGGCGGTACCGCCGTGGCGTGATCTCCCGGCCACGTGGCTGGGGTAAGTCGCCGATGCTGTCCGCCGCGGCGTGCCTTGAAGCGCTAGGCGATGTCGTGCCTGATGGATGGGACGCCGATGGTCAACCGGTTGGCCGGCCGTGGGCGTCGATCCGGACGCCGCTGGTGCAGATCGCTGCAGTGTCGGAGACGCAGACGAAGAACACGTGGTCGCCGCTGCTCGAGATGCTGCAGGGCCCGGCGCTCGACCTGTACCCCGGGCTCGAGCCGTTGGACACGTTCGTGAACCTGCCGAGGGGCAGGATCGAGACGGTCACGTCGTCGGCTCGCACCGTGAAGGGCAATCGAGCCGTGTTCGCTGTGCTGGACCAGACCGAGGAGTGGGTCCAGTCGAACGGTGGGCCGAAGCTGGCGTCGACGATGCGGATCAACGCTGCGAAGGTCGGCGGGTCGACGATCGAGTCGCCGAACGCCTTCATCCCCGGTGAGGAGTCGGTGGCGGAGGAGTCCGCAGCGTTCTGGGCGGCGATCCGTGAGGGCAAGGCGAAGGACGACGGCCTCTACTACGACCATCGGGAAGCGCCGCCGGAGACGGACATGGCGGACCGGGAGTCGCTACTCGCCGGCCTCGAGTACGTGTACGGCGACTCGGCGGCATCGAAGGGCGGTCACGTCGACCTCGACGTGATCATCGCGACGATCTGGGATCCGTCGACGGCGCCACAGGTGGCCCGTGCCGACTTCCTGAACCAGATCACCCACGCCTCGGACGCCCTGGTGACGCAGACCGACTGGGCGGCCTGCCTGGATGCCCGCAAGGTGATCGCCGACCGCGACGTCGTTGTGCTCGGCTTCGACGGATCCCGTGGTCGAGCGAAGGGCAAGCCGGACGCTACGGCGCTGATCGGTTGCCGGGTGTCGGACGGTCACCTGTTCACTGTTGGGGTCTGGGAGGCCCCGGACGACACCGCAACGTGGCCGGACTGGCAACCGCCGCTCGTCGAGGTCGAGACGGCGGTCGCTGACGCGTTCCGTCGGTGGAACGTCGCAGCGTTCTACGCGGATCCGGCGAAGGACTGGCGATCGACGGTGAACACATGGGAGGCCACCTACGGCGCCCGGGCCACCGTGAAGGTGTCGAAGGACCACCCGTTCGAATGGTGGATGTCCGGTGGCCGCACCGGGCTGATCCAGCGGGCGGTCGAGCAGTTCGACGGGTCGATCCGCAACGCTGCGCTGGCCATCGGCAACGTCGAGACGCCGGAGCTCACCCACGACGGCTCCTACGCCCTCACCCGCCACGTGCTCAACGCACGCCGGCGGACCCGCGGCGGGAAGCTCACCGTCGCCAAGGAGCACGACTACAGCTCCCGCAAGATCGACGCCTGCGTGGCGGCGATCCTGGCGTGGCAGGCACGGCTCGACGCAGTGAGCAGGGGGGTGACCGCCCCCGACGCAGAGATGTACCGGCCTCGCCGACTGAGTTGACCCTTGGGGGTGAGCGCGTGATCGACACCAGCTCGCCCGCCGGGGCACTCCTGCAGAAGATGGCGACGGATCTCAGCGGTCGTCGGGCGCATCTGACGAACCTCGAGGACTACTACCGGGGCGTCAACGGCATCCCCGTCCACGCCGGCCGGCACGTGCGGGAGTCGTACCAGCGGCTCATGCAGATCTCCCGGCTCAACCTGGCCCGCGTGATCGTCGAGGCGACCCGGGAACTGATGGAGCCGATCGGGTTCCGCACTGGCGCCGCCGGCGACGAGGGTGGCGACGCTGAGGCGTGGCGGATCTGGCAGGCGAACAGCCTCGACGCCGACCACATGCTCGTCGACCGGGCGACGTTGTCAATGGGTCGAGCGGCGATGATGGTCGGGCCCGTCGACCCGGAGACCGGCGCCCCACTCATCACGGCGGAGGACCCTCGAGAGGTCATCGTCCGTCACGACCCGCAGCGCCGACGGAAGGCGACCGCTGCGCTCAAGCTGTACGTCGACAAGGACGCAGGGTTCGACCGGGCAGTGTTCTTCCCCCAGCCCGGATGGATGGTCAAGGCCTCTCGAAAGCGGGCATCAGGCGACACCGGCTCCTGGGTCGAGGACGTCTCCATGAGCGGCTGGACGCTCGACGGCTCACCCGAGAAGCTCCCGGTGCCACAGGTACCGGTCGTCGAGTTCCTCAACCTGGCCGGCATCAACGGCACCCCCGAGGGCGAGTTCGAGGCACACCTTGCTGCGCTCGACCGGGTGACGTTCACGGTGCTGAACCGGCTCGAAGCGATGACGATGCAGGCGTTCCGTCAGCGCGGCATCAAGGGCCTCCCGAACGTGGATCCGATCTCCGGAGAGGAGATCGACTACTCGGGCAACTTCATGAACGGGCCAGGCGAGCTCTGGCAGCTGCCGCAGACGGCTGAGATCTGGGAGTCGGGCATCATCGACCTCGGCCCGATCCTGCAGGCCGAGAAACAGGACGTCGTCAGCATCTGCGGCGCGACGCAGACCCCGATCCAGTACCTGTTCCCCGACGACAACGGCGGCTCCGCCGAGGGCGCGCAGCTGAAGCGTGAGGCCCGGGCGTTCAAGGTCGCTGACCGGAACCGTCAGCAGGCCGAGTCCTACGAGCAGGTCATGGCGCTCGCCTTCGCGTACGCCGGCGACGCACAGCGGGCGTCGCGGGGCGACATGGAGGTCATCTGGGCGCCGACGGTGCGCTACAGCCTCGAGCAGAAGGCCGACGCCGTCGCCAAGTACCACGCCGCCGGCATCAGCCTGGAGACGATCGCTCGGGACGTGCTGCAGAAGTCGCCGCAGGAGATCGCCCGGATGCGCGGCGAGCTCGCAGCGCAGAGCCTGCTCGTCGGCGATGTCGATCAGGCCGACACCGGTGCCACTCTCTGAGTCCCAGGCCGTCACGGTCACGGAACGGTTTCAGCGGCGCCTTGCGTCGATCACCGACCGCACCACGGCAGCATCGCTACGGGCTTGGGAGCAGCTCGGCACATGGGACCGGGTCGACATCGCTCGATTCACCGACGCCACCTCGGACCTGTTCGTGGCGGCACGTACGGCAACGGCGAACACGTCAGCCGGCTACTACGCACTCCTCGCTGATCGACCCGCTGTGGTGCCCGCGGTGAGCACCGTGCCGGCGACCGACGCACCGTTCCACGCGTACTGGCACGCCCTCCGAGAAGGCAACGAGTGGACCGAGGCACTCGCCGCCGGCGGCCGGCGAGCCGAGTCCATGGCCGCCGACCTCGTCACCGGCACGTCCCGCGAGGTCGCGAACCTCACTTCTGGCACCGGCGTCGTCGGTTGGCGCCGAGTGCTCACCGGCAACAGCTGCACGTTCTGCTCCACCGCCGCATCGCAGCGGTACCGCTCGAACGACTCGGCCTCGTTCGGCCACGACCACTGCGACTGCATCGTCGTGCCGATCTACGGCGACACCGACCCCGGCCAGGTGATCAACGCACGTCACCTGGCAACTGTCGCCGAGGACGTTCCCGGCATCCGGGTCTGAGATCCCGCCCCGCACGGGGCACAACCAACCACCCGCACGGGAGGAACCCACCGTGAGTAACACCCAGCCGGATCCTGCACAGGAGCCGACGCCGAACGATCCCGCCGACGCATCCGACGTTCCGACCCCTGCACAGGGCGACGACGATCCGGTCGCCGAGGTTGCCCGCCTCCGTTCCGAGCTGCAGAAGGCTCGGAAGTGGGAGGAGCGAGCGAAGACGAACGCTGGAGCTGCGAAGGAGCTCGAGGGTCTCCGCAAGCAGTACGAGTCCGATCAGGAACGTGCTGTGCGTGAGGCTCGAGAAGCTGCTCGCAGTGAAGTGCTCGGCGAGCTCGGGGCCGAACGTGTCGCCGATGCCTTCCGAGTCGCGGCCGCCGGTCGTGGCCTGGATGTCGACGAAGTGATCGACGGGATCAACCTCGCCAAGTTCGTCGGTGAGGATGGCACACCGGACCGTGACGCCGTGGCGGCGTTCGTGGATCGGATCGCACCCGAACGGGAGCCGGCTTCACCGCTGGACCTCGGCCAGGGCGCACGCGGTGGCAATCAGGTCCCCGGACTGAACAGCACACAGCTGGAGCGGGACCTGAAGCAGAAGCTCGGCATCAGCTGAGCCCAACTCCCAAGCCAACCCACATCTGACCGGAGCCGCCTTCACGGGCGGCTCCGTCGCGTCCAAGGAGGACCGACCATGGCGATCACCGCCCCCACCAAGACCAGCGACCTGTCCGGGTTCATCGACCCGGTCCAGGCCGACTACATCTTCGAGCGAGGCGCCCGCAACAGCGTCGTGCAGCAGCTCGTTCGCCGGGTCCCGCTTGGCCCGTCCGGCACCCGGATCCCCGTGATCACCACCCGCCCCCAGGCGGCGTGGGTCGGTGAGGGTGAGCGGAAGCCCGCCACCGCCGGCTCGATCACCCCGAAGTCCATCACGCCGAAGAAGATCGCGGCGATCATGGTGGACTCCGCTGAGGTCATCCGTCTCAACCCGGCCCAGTTCATCGACCGGATGCGCGACGGACTCGCCGAGGCGTTCGCCGTCGCCTTCGACCGTGCAGCCCTGCACGACGAGGGCCCTGGTGGTGCGGCCGGCGACGGCCCCTTCTCCACCTACATCGGTCAGACCACGAAAGTGCAGGAGCTCGGCGGCACCTCGCAGGCGAACGGCGGCATCTTCGTCGACCTGAAGGAGGCGATGTCCGACATCGTGTCCGACACCGACGCCACCGGCCGCCGCTACCAGCTCACCGGCTGGGCGCTCGACTCGGTCGTGGAGCCGCTCCTGTGGGGTTCGGTCGACACGACCGGCCGCCCCATCTGGACCGACCTGCCCGTCGACAAGAACGCCCCCGCGATCTCCTCGGCCGGCCGGCTGCTCGGCCGCCAGTCGTTCATGGGTGAGGGCGTCGCCTCCGCCAACCTGACCAGCGTCGTCGGCTTCGGCGGCGACTGGACCCAAGCAGCGTGGGGTGCCGTCGGCGGCATCAGCTACCGGATCTCGACCGAGGCCCCGGTGACCATCAACGGGTCGCTGGTGTCGCTGTTCGAGAACAACCTCGTCGCCATCCTGGCTGAGGCGGAGTACGGGTTCCTCGTCAACGACGTGGACGCCTTCACGAAGCTGACGAACACCAACAACACGCCGGTCACCTCGAGCTGATCGACGTGAAGGTGCTGGGAGTCACGCCCCTCTACCCGCCGTTCTCGCTGGTCGGGGCGTGGCTCTCCACCCACGAGTGCCTTCAACGCCTCGCCGAACGGGGCCATGAAGTTCACGTCCGCACCGTGTTCG